TTATTAATTACCTGGATATTTACCCATTTTTCTACATGTGCAATTGCTACTGCACACTTATCATGTTTTTGTGCAAGGTCAGCATGCACATAGTATTTTTTTGTTGGATCTGGTTTAAATGCTTCATCAAACCTTCTGAAATTGTCTACTGGGTTTCTTAATGTCATACAGGCTCTTACCTTGTCTGCCTGCTTAAAGAATGCATCAGAAGCAAATGTTGGAACACAGGCAAAACGCATCATTGCATCTCCAAGATCAGTCATAAATGCAATCATAAAATCATCAATCTTTCGTGTAGGGTTTACCTCCCATGTTGGTCTTTTTAATGCAAATACCCCTGGATATTTATATGATGTGATCTGATCTTCGTCCCACGAAATTTCAAAGGTATTATCTGCGCTATCCTCTGGAAGTAATGGATTGATTGTAAACTTATGACTTCTTTCTATAACTTCTTTTTCAGCGATCACATCGTCATACTTTTCTGAAATAAAGTCTCCTGGGTAGCGTGGGAATGAGAGCAATACTACCTTACCAAGGTCGGGAAAACGAGAGTCTACTGAACCACGGAAAGCCTTATATATATTATCAGCAGTCTTTCCTTGTTCATTTCCTGTTCCTACCTCAGATGCAAAACCAGAAATCTCATCAAGCACTGCGAGCAGAAGATTTAAACCCTCGTGAGACTCTCTTTCTGAGTGACCAGAGTAAACAGTAATCGATTTATCAAACTCAACAGAGTCTGCTTTAGCGTTATACTTTCCTGCAAACCATGGAGATCTTTCAATCTTTGATTTAAAACCTTTAAAGAAAACATTTTTTGCTTGTTGTGCGTTAATAGCAACATTGATTAGATCAATAGCATCTCCAGATGGCTTTCCAAAATATTTTGCTGGGTCTTTTAAACATAGAAGTTTGTATACGATGTATGAGCATGCCACGGTTGACGTAAAGTCTTTTCCAGATCCCTTGCCAAGTTGCAAAATAATTTCATTTTTTGTATACTTGTCGTAGTATCTAGATCCTTTTTCTTCACCTAAAAGATTTATTAAATCTTCTTTACGATAGATCTGACTCATTGCTTCAACAATATCGTATTGAATATCAGACAATGGTGGCTGTCCTAAATATGCTTCACCTTCAACGAATGTTCTTGCATCTACTGGTGTCTCTTCAAAATGATCATCTTGAAGTGCCTCAAGAAACTCATTGAACATCGTGGACAACTGTAATCACCTCATTGTCTTTTGCAAATGAAGAAAGTCTTCTCATAATTTCATCACGAATCTGCGGATATTCAGATGCAATATCTTTTAATATATTAACAAGAACTTCTTGTCTGCGCTCAATCTCAACCATTTCTTCAGCAAGTTCTTTGTTTTCAAGCAGGCCAGCCTTTTGGAGCATATCAATACGCTTAGATTCAATATCCATTACAAGTTTAATTGCTGCAGTCTTTGCACTAAGATTGTTAGTCATAGATGCTTCATCAATAACTTCATATGTACGAGAAACAAGTTTGCTATAGTGTGTATCTGCAGCAGCAAGGGCCTCTTTAGCACGAGCACGGATAGCATCATTTGCAGAAGCCATAACCTTCCACTCATTAATAAGAGTTACAACCTTTTGTCTTGGAATAGACAGTTGTTTTGAAATTACAGTTGGGTCATTGCCCTTTAGGTATTCTTCTACAACTAAATTTACTTGGTCTAGGTGCTTTACTAGGTCGTCTTCAGTTGACATATTTGCCTTCTAGCCTATTGATTTCATCTTTAATATAAAATATTGCCTTTTCAAGATCCTGAATGGTTTTTTCTTCATCCTTAAGTCCTGCTCTCCACAAATACTTAAAAGCATTTCCAATATTAAAATTGCGATGCCTAGTAATCTCTATACATTCAATACCAGAAGGATCTGATGTGTAGTGTAAGGGGTTATTCACTTGATCAACGGTTATGTTTAAGTTATCGCTCATCTTCTTCTACTTTCTTTATAGTACTTACGAATAATTTTAATACAGACAATGAAAAACCAAAAAACCCCACACCAAATACGGCAATTGCTATAAGTACCTTTTCAAATTTATTCATCGTCTTGACTTCCTTAGTCCAAATTTAGCAAGGTATACATAAATTGTTTCTAAAGAACATCCACATTCCTTTGCAATCTCTTCTGGTGTTTTTTTATCCATAAGATATCTCTTACGCATAAAGGTCTCACTTGTATATAGTTTAGCAGACATAAGATTATTTGTCAACTCCTATTGCCTTACCCCAGTTTTTTATAGCCCAGTGACCAATACCACAAGCATCTGCAACATCGTTATCATCAATAGACTTATCATAAATTGTATTAATAAACCTTATGGTTCTTTCTTTACGAAGCATGCGCTCATGCGCTTTATAATAAGACTCAGACTTTCCAGGTATTTGAGAACGGATAAGCAGTTGTTCATCTTTTGATATTTTCTTATTTCCTATAAAATTTTGCCAAGTGATAGGAGATACTCTCCCTATCACCTTTGTTCCAGACTGACCTGCAGCACCTAGAATGGCTCCCTGAACTAGCGCAAGATCAGCAGCAGTCTTTGGGCTGTTCATAAAGACTGTATGCTCAATTACTATTGCCTCAAAACCACCGCTATAGTCAAAGAATGCTTTAATTTTTTGTCCAGCATCCATAACCTTTTCATAAATATTATTTCCTTCAAAATAAATCTTGCCAACCTTCTCAAGAGCATTTCCATTAAATAATGCAAAAGCAAGACTATTGGTACTAGCGTCAATAGCGCAAATACGTTCTGGCTTTAACTCCAGCCCCCATTTATTTTTTACCATTAGTCCTACCTTTTATTTCTTTAATTGCTTTGCTAACCGCATCAGGATTTACATTACAAGATGAACATACTGGATCATCATTATAAATAGAAAGAGGGTTGGAACAAGACTTACAAAGCCTTATCTTGCCCTTTCTTTTTTGTCTTTTTGACTGCAAATACCTTGTTGCAATTTTTTCTTTTGTTGCAATATCTCTACAATTTGGAGAACAATATATTTGATAAGATACTGTTTGCTCAAACTGATTATCGCAGCATCTACAATTGTTCACCGAGAATCTCCAAGGGCGCTATTTTTAATACGCCTGGACCTGCAGACTCACATGCTTTTTTAATTGGGCATGACTTGCATATCTTGGAATTTGATCTATAGTTTTTGTTTGGCAGGGTTCTGTCTTCCCATGTCTTTCTAACTAGTCTCATCCAATCAAATGCCTGGTCTACCCACCGACGGTAATGATCGTTTACATCTACAGGGATCAAAAGAAGTTCATGATTATTTTTATTTTCATAAATCATGACACCTTTTGGTCTCTTTAAGATCTTCATATAGATAAGTAACTGCATTAGGTGACCATTTTTAGCCTTGCCTGATGCTTTTCTATATTCAAACCCTTCGTTCATCATTGTTTTAATTTCACCAATGAGTTCTTCTCCTTGCCAATCAAACATAACATCTCCATATCCAAAGATAGGTGGATCATCATGTCTAATCTTAAACTCTGTTGTAGGCTCGTTATCGTCATCACGATAAACCTTAACTATCCCAGCGTTCATCATTGCGTTTTGAATTCTTGCATGCGATAGGGTTCCAGCAGTCATATTTGCTGCTGAGTAAGCATCTGCATTGTCTTCAAACATCTGACCATCAAAAGCCAAGTACCAATATCTAGCACACTCTCCATGGCCATAGGCAATAGTTGATGGAGCAAAAGTTTTCTTTGTTGTGTGCTTGTCTACACGAGTAATCGTATATCCCTCTTTAATTTTAGCCTCAAGACCTGCTATATCCATTGAATGAATTGGCTTTTCTTCTGGCTTAATCATAACTGTATGTAGTAAATTCTTCGTCATTAATTTTCTCGTTTCTATTAGTTATAAGTATAGCAGACTATCGAGTTATGTATTTTAGTGCAGAAACAAGGTTATTAATAGACTCTGCTGCAGTATAGTAAAGATTCTTTTTGCCACGATCTGATTTATCGACATTGGCCATCCACGTAGCCTTAAAAGCCATCTTTGCTGCTATGGCTTGTAGCCTAACAATTTCTACTGTGGCCACATTTAAAGGAATGTCTGGCTTAATAATAATCTTAGCAATGAATGTCAAAGCCGTAGTAAGTTCTTCGTCCTGCATATAGTCTGCAATTTCTGCCAAACCATTTACCATATCTATTGTAGTGCTTTCGCTTTGCATTTGTTTTCCTTTTTAAGCGTTGTCGGATTTAATTTATTTAGTTAAGTTTGCTTCTTTTTCAAAAAAGTCTTCGTTATACTTTAAAAATACAGGATCTGATTGCCACAACTTAAGTCTTTGCTTTCTTGCTTCTGGATCACGAGAAACATTATTTAATTTTTCATAATCTTCTCTTGTTGAAAAATGCATTGTCAATACTTCGGTGTTGTCTCCTTCTTTGAATAATACTGGCTCTCTCCAATGTACCTGGCCAGCACCCCAAAACACAAGAAGATCTCCATATTGAAGATTAAAACTTTCATTCTCAATTACTATAGGCCAATCTATGTTAGCACTTAACTGATAGTCAATTGTTAGTTTAGAAAAATAGTTATCAGAATCATAGTGTACTGGCAACTTTGGATTTGTTGCAGTGGCATGCTCTTTATTATAACTCAAATAACTGTTATGAGACATAAAAACTTCTTCTCCAACTAAACTTGAAGCAAACATTTCAATTTTTCTTTGTATTGTTAGTGGATACATAACCTCTATCTGCATTCTTGATAGTTCAGGTAGCACAATAGGGGAGTGAAAGGCTCCAAGATTTTTAGCATTTTTTTGATATTTTACAATTGCAAGCAAAACTTCCACTTCTTCATCAGTAAAGAAGTTCTTAACAATATGCGGAACTATTTTATTTTTTGGTTCATGTCCTGTATTCATAGTTCTATTATACACCATTCTCTGAAAGTTGTTCTAAAATACTCATCTCAATTATAGCAAGTCTGACCTTAGAGTTGCCCTCTCCAATAACTACAACTATGGCTGGATCTTTGCCATTTTTCATGGCATCTGTAGTGGCCTTAGCCCAAACCTCTTTATTAAGAGTAAAAGATTTTCCAACCTCTTTAAAATCTACAACAAAGTTCTTCCAAGAAGCGTCCCCTTTTTGCGTATTTCTACCAGAATTCTTGTGCTGTTTAGCACCTATTCTTTTAGACTCACTTTTCTCCGTCAAAATCACTCCTTTTCTTTTTTCCAAAACTAACCTTGCTCAAGTGCTTATCCTTGCACA